TGTTCCAACACGATGTATGGCTAATGACAAAGCTACAGTAGAGCGGCGAATAAACCGGATAGCTAATAAAGTTGTGCCACCCGCAGTATTCAACCGGTACATTAATGAATTTGCTAGTCAGTTGATACCTGACGAACAAGTCCATACGGGTGTCCCAACTTTTATCGACGAAGTTATCGAGCGCCAAAATCGCCCCAGCCAACGCAGTATTATCCGCCGTGCGATTAATTGGCTTTATGACGCTCGAACGGTTGTAGTTTCGGCTTTCCAGAAACGTGAGGCTTATGGCAAATATTCTGCTCCCCGCAACATTTCACCGTTGCCAGGGACAACGAAGGTATTATATTCTAGTTACATGTACGCATTCAGTGAGGTGTTAAAGTCCCAACCTTGGTATGCGTTTTGCCAGAAACCTGTTGAGATGGCGCAAAGTGTCGTTCGCATCTTAATGGGCAAAACCTATGTTGTTCAAACTGATTTTTCTAAGTTTGATGGCACACATTCACGTTTCTTGTGCAATCTTGAAGTGACTTTGTTGAAACGATTTTTCGGCGAGGTATATCATCAAGAGGTTGAACGACTGTACTGGTCACAATACAAAGCCAAAGGTTACACCAGCTTTGGCTGTCAGTATGACACAGGTTACTCCCGCTTATCCGGAAGCCCTGAGACGTCCGCGTTTAATTCAATCGATAACGCGTTCGTTGCATTCTGTGCGTTTCGACGAGGAGAACATCGTATGCCCAATCAGATCACTAGCGCCTATCAAGCTTTGGGCTTGTATGGTGGTGATGATGGTCTGACTGCCGGGTTGTCCCCGTCTTTGTACGCAGAAACTGCTAGCTTGCTTGGACTCAAACTGACCCCTGAGGTTAGTCAACGTGGCCAGCGAGTGAAATTCATGAGCATATTTCTCCAACCCTTGGTGTGGGGATTGTGGCTCATATACTGACGTTGCCCGTCAATTGGGCAAATTGCATTTGACCCATGCTGGATCGGACGTATCAGATGACATTGTCTTGTATCGTAAGGCACTAGGATATTTGTTAACGGACAGGAAGACCCCATTCTTGGGGGTTTGGTCCGCTGCAGTCATTGCACTCTACGCTAAAACGCAGAGGTATGCATTGATTGAAGAAGGTTGTGAGATCCCACGAGTGCCAGGCGATGAACGCTGGTTTGAACAATACGACAAGCAATTTCAATTTCCTCAAGCAGAAGAGACCGAAACCATTTTTGAGCAAATCGCGCAAGATTTAAATACCGATTATGCGACGTTGCGAAATGTTGAATACGATCTCGAACGAGCTACATCATTGGTCCAAATGTTCCCCGCTGCAACCCACTTTGGAAAGGAATTAAAAGTGGAGTTTCCGGTGAAAGTTGATCACGGTATATTGGTTCCATCAGAAACCGTGATGATCAATGACGCGCCGAGTGATGTTGTGTCTGAGCCGGCTGCACCAACGACCATTGGTCAGATTGGCGGTCAGAGATCATGGCACAACATGTCCCGGTCGAAGCGAAAGGCTGTGCGAGCTTTCGCGCAAATTGCTGCACCATCCGAGTCCGCTGCTTCGGTGGGCCCTGTCTGAAGCCCCCCGTAGCTGCACCCTTTAGACTGTAAAAA